ATCAATTATAGGTTGGTCATTTAATGCAGTATCTACTTTCTCTGATTGTCCCATTATCGCTTTCTGAATAGCCAATTTCTTTTCTAATTTCATTTTTATATTCCTTTATCTTTTCTCTTTTATCTGAGCGTTTATAAAAAACACACCATATGCCTTTAAAGATATATACGATTTTAATTAATGTGAACAAAAGAGCCTTATAACTTTTACATTATAAGGCTCTTTATTAATCAATCTATCTCAACGATTAGCTATCTGTTCCAAAAACGAGAGGACTCAGAATCGTTCCGCCCTTAAGCGTAAGTGTTCTCGCTTTAGTAGGCATACCAGCAGCCCGATAAATGAAGCGATAAGCCTCCTGGTCAGTGTCGAACAGGATGTGAACTGAAGATTCCATCCGTACATTGCCCTTCGTTCCGATTATATAACCTTCGCTCCAATCGCAGAAACCAATCGTACCCGCTTCGCCATTAGCCCCAAGCATGCAATTTACGACATTGACTGGACGACCCATGATTGTACCATAAGGAGATACAGCATAGTTTTGAACCATTACAGGATTTCCAGCAGTATCTTCCAATTTGAGAATATTGCTATGAACCGCTGGACTCATATACCATTCAGCCGATTTCTTATTAATCTGCGAAATGTACATAGACATAAGTTCCGCCACCGTAGGAGTAGAAGCATCAGCCAACGTAACCGCTCTTGAACCAGCAGCACCAACAGCCGCAGTGAAGTTGCTTAAAGACCCATAAAGCATCTCGTTATCCAGCACTAAACTTAGAGCAGTACCGAAATCCTCTTGAGCCGCCATCAAAATACCATGAGCGTCGTCTTCTATGATTTCTGATGTGAAAGCCGCCAACCAACCGAATTTCTTTACGGGAGCAGAAAGAACCTTTACAGCTCTCTTCTGATAGGACATTGCCGCACCTTCACCAACCGCAACGATATTAACGCCAATATAGTCAGCGGGAGTTCCTAGAGGTTCGTCAAAAGCCTTCAACTCAATCGAATTAAAGTTCTTGCCAACTGGTCTTTTACGTGCAAGATTAAAAAGCTCAGACTTCTCAAGTACAACCTTCTCAATCCCACCAATAACATCCTTGTCCAACAGAGCACCACCATCAGCAGTTACGCTTTCTGAAGCACCTGCGATAACTTTGGTCTCAGCATCACCAACGCCAGTTTTGATGAACTTAGCTAATTTAGTAGCCTGCAAAAACTTCATCTCTGGACTCATATTCTGTTCTTTCACTTCAATATTCATAATTTTATTATCCCCCTTATCTTTTTTGTCCAAATTCTCTAACTTGGACTTTAATTCCTTAACCTCATCCTCTAAGTCACTAAGTTTGGTATCTTCAACCGCTTCTACCTTGACTTCAATTTCCTTTGCGAACCCTTTTTCAATAAGTTCAACAGCCATTTCAGCGGAAACTTCAATCTCAGTATCAATAGCGATTTCATTATCACCATCTTTATATGACTTGATTATCACCAATTTCTTCATAATCTTATTCCTTCTTGTTTTACCATCTCTATATAAAATAGGGGTAGGCTGATTTATAACGGGGTCACCGTATTTAAACTCGTTATCACTATATACGTTTTTAATATCTCAAAAGTTTTCCTCTTTTTGTAAACTCTTTTTCCATCTCCTTCAATTCCATCTTTAACATAGCTTTTCTTTCCTCAATCAACACTTCTTCTTCTTTCTGTTTAGCACTCTTTATTATCTTAATGCTTCTATCTATTTGCTTTACCACTTCCACGTGAACGATATCTTCTTTTGTATCAATATTTGTGCTATTTTCAGTAATATTTTTAACTTCTTCAATTTTCTCCTTGAATTCCTGTTTAGCTTTTTCGCAATCAGAACATTTAAGATTAAGCATTTCAAGAGTGGATGATTTGATTTCCATCTCAGATATTTGCTTGGCTGTTATTCCTGCTTTGTAATTATCGCCATTTGCAACCATACTAAATTCAAGTAATATGTGGCTCTTGATAATTCTTTCTGCATTACCTTTATATTCAGGATACTTCTGCTTAATTATATAGTTCTCTTGTGCAAATTTACGCTCGTTTTTCTTAACAAAATCAACTGGAATGAAGCCAATAGACATACCGCTCAAACTGCCATGCTTCACTAATTTCCTAATATCTTGTGCGAATTCTGTTGGGGCAAAGTCTATACGTGCTTTAATTCCATATTCATCAACCACCAAAGACGTGCATTTACCTATGATTTTAGTTTTATCGTGATTAAAAAGAACCACTGGATGTCTTTGGTAAACATCTAGCATAACTCCTTCTGGAACAACAATATCACAGCTAAAATCAATCTCACGTGTACTTATATAACCTTCTGCCTCATTTTCTCCAATAGGTGCAAATTCTTTTACCTCTATTGTTTTACGAGTGAGTGGCATTTCTTTAGTGTCACGCTCAACAGTAGATATCTCTTGGTCTATTAAAAAGCGACATTCTGAATCAATACATTCGTAAAATTTTGAAAACGCTATTTTATCTTTCATTTGTACTCTCCTGAACTGGTTTTATATTTGAATTTGAATTACCAACTTTAATATCATCTCCCCCTTCAACAGGGTCTAAATCCAAATATTCCCTAGCTTCATTAATGGAAATTATGCCAGCTTGAACGTATTTTGTGTTTATTTCTGCATCCTGTTTCCTATCTTCAGAAATACAATCGTCAAATTTAAAGAATAAATCACCTGAATCATCATAGAAGCGTTTTATAAGAGCTTCATTTAGCGTATCCTCAATTCTACGAAGTCTTGGTGCTATCCCATACCGCTGATACGATATTTGGATGTCCGTAATTCCAGCCTTCAATTGGTTTTCAGAATCCAAAAGTGCAAAAGGAATACCGAACATACTTGCAATATCTTTCTTTGTCTGATGTCTACCTTCCAAGAACTGCATCTCTTGTGGTTTGAATGATAATGGCTCAACGTCAAAATTATTATCCATAACAGAAACTTTACCAGCACTCTGAGTTCCTTTATACAGTCTATTCCACTCTAAAGTTAATCTCTTTTGGTCTTCTTGAGTAAGCTGTCCTGCATATTTAATAATGAAATCAGGTCTACCATTATTAATAAGCTGACTGTTTTCGTAGCGATTGTACAGATTATTACGTGATACTTCAGCAAAAGCCGCCTCTATACAACTCTTACCATAGAAAGGATTTGAAGGATTAGGTACTGAGAATCTAATAACTTCATCTGTTTTAAGAGCTGATTTATCTTTATTTCCATAGATATAACCACTGATGATGCTATCTTTTGATGGAACTACCTTTGTAATATCTGGACGCATTTGATATAATTCAGAAGGCATTCCACTCTTATCAAAAACAATATAAAGATAAGCATTACCACACAAGTCCATATATGTTTGTGTTAATTGCATATTGTCAAAGTAGTTGGAGTTCGGATTAACATTATATATCAGGTCTAATACAGGATGGTCATAAATCTCTTCTATGATTTCTACTGGTTTCGTATTAGGGATTGACTTTACAATTGATTTAAATGTCTTCTTATCAACTTCTTTCGCTGTAAAGTTCTTGATTCTCTTTTGATTTGGAGCGGTTCTTGCATATAATCTTAGTTTTTGTGATGCAACTGATTCGCCATTTAAACGAGCACAGATAAATGACCAAGATTTATACTGAGTAAGCATATCTTCTTGCGTCATTTCTTTTTTATCATTCCATGTTTCTTGTGTGATTGTTTCAATGTTGTGTTTAGTTACTGCCAATGGTGTTATTGCCTTTTCCTCAACAAGTTCTACCTTCTTCTTAAAAATATTGAACATCTTATTCTCCTCTGTTATGCAAAAAATACTTGGTTATTGTCACCAAAATCAAATGAATTATCTACTTCAACAAAATGCATTGTAAAATCATTAGCCTTTTTAGTTTCTTTTGGACATACAATTGGCGATATAAATGAGGATAAACCATTACAAGCGAGAGCCAAAGCAATAACACAGTCATCATTTACGCCAGTTCTCCCATTATATGTAATCAATCCAGTCCTTGTCTCCTGCACTTCATAACATTCCAACTCATAACGCAATATATCGGCATTCTCCATTTTACCGTTCCAACTCACTCCACCCTCCATAATAATCAACTTCAAATTATTGATTAATTTCTGTTTTGACGAGTTAGAAAAGTGGAAAGGATTAATTTTAAGCCCTTCACTAACTAAATTGTCATATACCACATCACCAACTCCAGTCGTATCCATGTATATTGTAGGAGTTTCGGTTTGTAAATATATACGTTTTATTATATCTTTCTGTATTGTCCAATCTATATTGTTAAATCTTTCTATAAACTTAACCTTTTTACATTTAGCACATAAAGCTGTTATTACCGTCCAGTCAGCATGTCGTGCAAGGTCTATCCCCAATATTGTGTTTGATTTACAAGTACAATTATCGTTAGATTGATATATACACTTATCAATATTTTGAAATACAGCACCACCAGTATCGGTGAATTCAGCTAAATATTCTCTTTGGAATATCTTCTCTGGTATTGTTTTACGTGCATCTTCAATCTCTTGTTTATCTATTAAAGGATTTACTGAAGATGGGAAGTGGAAAGATTTAATGTAATCATACTCTCCAGTTAAACCTTGTAAATATAGTTTATGAAAGAATGTACCTTTAGCTCTAGGCGTACTTATAGCAATCATAGAGCCTTTTTTATCAGCTAATGAAGGTCTTATTACAGCATCCCAAAGTAGCGGGTCCAAATAATCAGCCTCATCAATAACTATGTGGGAGAAACCGAAACCTCTCAAACTGTCAGGGTTATCAGCACTTAAAAATACAACCTTTACGCCATTTATAAAAGTCGCAGTTACTGGAGCTGACTTATA